GGCACCAGTAGCCGGATCGATTCCCTGAGACACCTGAGCGGCAAATCCCGCTTGCTCGGCCTCTTCCTGCTGCTTGGCCGCCATCTCCTGCTGGAGGCGGGCCTCGTCGGCAATTCGACGTTGCTCGGTCTTCCAGTCGTAGCCCACAGCATCCAGACCCGAGTGACCAGAGATCTGCTGACCCATCATGAGCTGGAGAGCAGCCATCTGCTTCGCAGCATCGTCGGCGATCGTGACCCGCTTGAGGCCAATGTCCACAGTTTCCCACGACATAATGCGGGAAATCGTGTCACCAAGCCAGTTCAGGAATGTATTAGCGTCGCTCACCAACTGCCGATGCGTGCTTTCAAACAGGCGGAGAGCGACGGGGGCAGCCTGCGTGGACAAGCTGCCGTTGTAGAACTCAACAGGAGCACCAGACTCGTTGAGCAATGTATCAAAGCCCTGCGTAATCAGCTCCGTGGGAGCAAGCTGTGAGGCGTCTCCGCCAAGCATCTGGTAATTCACAGGGAAAGGCAGCATCTGCCACGACGCAGGGTCACGGCGACGCTTGTTGATCATGTTCCTGACCTGACTGCGGAAGTCACCAGCGTTGTAGACACTCATCGGGTCAGCGGTGGCCACGCCGCCTACGCTGCCCCCTGAGCGACTCTCAGGCGTAATCAGGCGGAATGGGATCACGTAGTCCAGAGCAATAGCCTCGTTGTACCTACGCAACACCTGGACGTACCAGATCTGACGGTAGTTGATAAGGCTGCGTGGCAGGCCCCAGCCCATGTTCCGGATACCAGCCAGCGTGGGCTCCTTCATGTGGAAAATGGCATCTGGGTTGAATCTGAATAGCTTGTCCGTGCGAATAGCCTCAAGCACCTGCTTGCTGGCACGCTCCAGGTGATACAGGTTGCCCTTCTTCACCATTCGCTTGTAGTACTCGGGAATTCGCCACAGGTAAGCAACCTCGTCGGTGTACGGGTCGTGCAGCAACTCCATCTCGTGCGGATTCCACCGCTTGAGGATCAGGTGGTCAGCCTCTTCTCTGGGCTTGTCCACCACTTGCCATTTACCCCGCCAGCCAGTCTTGGGACAGGTGGCGATGAACTCAAACTTGTCATTGAAGACGAAGTTGAAGTTGTTGTAGACGATCTTGAGAGGGTAGAGATCGCCTGTCTTGGGGCACTGCAAGAATCGGCGGAAGGGGACAACGACGCTGGCAAATGCATTACCGTAGCACAACCTGTCCCGCATCATCAGATTGAGAAAGCTCAGGGCATCCAGCTGCTCAGCCAGATAATCCTCGTACTTCTCCTTCTCTTCGTCGCTCGCCTCTCCACCGATCTCCAGATCCGTGATGAAGTAAGCAACAATACGCTCCATCGCCATCCGGTACGTGCCCATGATGGACCAGATGTACTCTGACCACCACAGGGCCGACTTCATGGTCGTCGGCATCTGGGTCGTGGCGATGTCCTGGAACGGATCAGTGAACGCCTGATCGCCGCTATTCGTACCTCCGGCTCGAAAGTACGGGCTCTGCGTGGACAAAATAGACATTCACTGGTCCTCCGTGACGGTAATCCCAACAACTGCGGGAAAATAAATCAGCCTCAAGAAGGCTTCTGGGTACGGTCAACGACCTGGTCGATCGCCTGCTTGGTGAGATCATTGCCTTCCATGGCGTCTGCTTCCTGTTCATTCTCCGGGAACGGAAGTGACTGTTGAACGAATTCGGCTGACTTCTCGCTATGGCAACCGCCGCCGCAACAACCTGATCGAGGTGTGCCGCTGTTGATTGCCCCGTTCTTTTCCATGCTCATGCTATTCTCCTTCTGCATGCTTGATCAAAATGACAACGTCCATGCAGCCTAAAGTCCAGTGAAGTCCCAACGAAGAACAAGTATAAGCAGCGTTGTTCAGCTTTGGAACAGACACTTTAATCTTCTCTTCGCCAAGGTTGGGCGGCAAGTATTGAAAGCCGTCTTCAAACCTTGTGTCGTAAACTAACGCCACACAATCCTGCCCGTCGATGACAGCATGGTAACGAGCTGCCATTGTACCCATTTTCGACATCTCAAAATAGGTTTCATACTGTGGCTTCTGTGGTTTATCGCCTTCCAGGAAGGGAACGCCGTGATGATACATGATTGCATTCTCCGGTGCTTCCGCCATCGCTTCTTCGGCAATGTCCTCCGCAACAGCGGACTTCTCGGTCTGCATTGCCACCAAAGCGTTGATCGTTTCTCGCTGCTGGGCCATGCCTGCCATCAGCTGCTGCAACACGTACGAGTCGCTTGGCGATGTGTCCCGAGGGGCTCTCTGCGGTGGTGGCGAGTGGCCGCCGTCGTAATACACCTCCTCTGCTCGTGTTGCTTCCGCTGCCGCCATCTTCTGTGCCAGCAACTTGGCGTCCTCCACCTGCTGCTTCGCAACTTTTGCCTTCTCTTCAGCTAACAGCTCCTGGAGCTTACTACTCGCGTTGTCAACATCGGCAACACCTATGACGGAAGACCCGGTCGAAGTCTCATTGACGTTAACCGGGGGCAGCGGAGCCAAGGGCTCCAGCCGAGCGGATTTCGCAGGACGTGACGAGGAGTATGTCTCAGGGGTCTGTTCAGAAGTCATGGGGGTTTCCTTCGGTTTGGGTGATTCTTTTTGAGCCGCGGCGAGACCACGGTAAAACTTAGTTGGGTCAGCTGCAACTTCGTTACGCACAGCCGCAGAATTAAACTGCTTCCGAGTAGAGGCCAGCTTTTCCAAGTCCAACTCGAAGCCTCCTCCGTCTTCTCCCGGGTCTACTATTACCTTGTTTGGCTGGTTGTGATCAAACCCCAGTGACTCCCCTGCACGGCCAGCTCGTGGGATCATCGTCCCAGGCATGCCCTCGACTCTTTCATGATACTGCGTTTCGTCTGGTGAGTTGTTTCTTACTTTGTTATCCATAATTTCCCTTTATTATGATTCCGTAGGCGTGCTGTCTTCGTCACCATCATCTTCCATGTCAGGGTCACTTGTAAACGAATCGGCTTCAATAAAGCCTTCCTCGTAATACGATTTACCTTCCACGTAGGTAGGATCGCCAAGCCAACCTTCATCCTGCATCTCTACGTTCTGCGGCAACAGCGATTGATCGACTATCTCAAACTTAACGTCCTTGCCTACGACCGCGGCTTTATCGTTCGGCAAAAATAGATACCGCACCGTCTTCCCGTCTGTAGTATTCAATGCTTTGGAAACGCCCAACGGCATCCCAAACAACGGCCACACCGCAGTCTCCGTACCTTCTCGCTTTGCAATGGCCTCTGCCAAGCTCCTGAGAGAAGAGAAACAAAAAACTCTCGGGAAATCCCCTTCAGCCATCTCACAAAGACACCATTTGTGGTCAACCAGCCTCTCCCAGGGTGTATCCTTGGGTGGCTCCAGAGCATTGACTACCTTAGCAGCTAAACCTGACGGCATTTGCTCCAGCATCGTAAGCAGCTCTATACTCTCGTCATCTGGCTCTTCCTTCGGAGGTGCAAGGCGAGAGGGCATTCCTGGGATCTGATCCAGGTATTGTTTCCACTTCTCCTGGACTTTAGACATTTTTGTAGTTCCTGCTGGCTTGAACGTAAGTCACTGATATTGAATACCCGCTTGGCGTATTCGACAAGGGACCAACAGTTGCGATGATGTTCTTTGTCTCGTACACCCACCTGTTAATCTGCTCGTCCAAGCTGCCATCGCCGGTGTGAATATTGCCGCTGGTAAACGTCTTGACCTGCACTGTCTGGTCCGGCGTTAGGAACTGACGAAGACTCGGCAGTGGAAAATCCTTCGGATCCGGGTCATTGTTACCCACAGGAACTTTATCTAAATCAACCCTACTCACCACGTTTCCTCCTTCGAAGTCCTTCTGCGTATTGCTGCTGCGAATCCACTGCATGAGCTGCGTCATCCAGCCGCTTCATAATTATTTTGTACTTTTCGAAAGCATCATCCTGGGTAATGTTCTTATCAGCAAACAACATTGCAGCTGCCTTGACGTGTTGCGGCTGCGGTTTGGATGTGCTCATTCCGGGCAACTTACCCTTCACAGGCTTAGCCGTCGAAACGAACGCCGTCTGCCCCTTGTTGGACAAGACACCAAACGCCTTGATAGGAACTTCGGGTGTCTTGGTCGTCACAACTCGCTCCCTGTCCACGTGCAGGGGGTCCAAGATGCTCAGGCCTTGTAGTCCATACTGGTACAAGGCCTCCTGCGGTATGTCGAACTGCACCGTCTCCAACACACCATCCACAATCTTGGGCCAATCCTCATCGGACGCTGC